CTGCCTATTAGATTTTTTGAGGCATGGATGAAATATATTGCTGGAGAAAAGAAAGATGAAGTTGAGAAAGAAACATATGCCTATAGGATGAGATATCCTAAGGAATACTATGGAGGACTTTCTGTGATAAAATATGAAAGAGACTATGATACGTTCCTTTCATACAAGTTTAAACAAGTCTTCCCGACTGCAATATCTTCAATTCCTGTATCATATGACAGGTCTGAATTGCTGAAGTGTACTGTAACTCTTTCATACACCAGGTACTTTATTACTGATGTTGCTGGTTCTGGATCAAGGGATGAAAGGAGAGAAACGAGGTCTGAGTTTAGATCTCAAATAAATGATGCATTCAACCAACCTTTATCACCTCAGGAACAAGCGTTACAGAACGCCGCATTCTCACAAGAATTTGATTTTGATGTTAATGTTCCTCCTCTTGGGACTTTAGACACTGATTTCTTTAGCGGACCACCAGTTGAATTTACCATCTAAATAATCACACTGAAATAATTCTATAGGATATTATGCCTTTACCAAAGATTTCTACACCAACTTATGAGTTGACTTTGCCATCTACAGGAAAACCAATCCAATACAGACCCTTCCTTGTAAAAGAAGAAAAGGTTCTTGTGATTGCACTGGAGAGTGAAGATACCAAACAGATTACAACTGCGATCAAAAATGTTATCAAGAGTTGTATTCAGACTAGAGGTGTAAAGGTAGAATCACTTCCAACATTTGATATTGAATATCTCTTCCTCAACATTCGTGGTAAGTCTGTGGGTGAAGTTGTTGAAGTGAATCTAGTTTGTCCTGATGATAATGAGACAACTGTAAAAG